TAAGCGCAAATCCGACCGGGCTTTCTCTTTCGACCGAAGAATTGCTTACAACGACTGCAAGCATTGATGAGGTGCAAGTGTTCAACGTGGCAAAGACCGAAAAGGATATAATCAAGCTCCAAGCTGATACCGATGTCGAATACTATATAGACGGCGTGAATTTCAAGGACTACGGCGTGTATGTGTCAGCCTCTAATGGGCTTGTTGGCCGTCTGGCTCAAAAGGAAAGTCTATCCGTGGACTACGACAACTACCACGGTGTTGTACGCGACCGCAAGCGCAAGCGTTTCAAGGAGCGCACAATCACGCTCCAATGCTTTATAGAAGCCTCAAGTCGCAGCGCGTTTGTAGAATGGGTTGACCGCTTTTTCGCACTCTTTGATGGTGATGGAACACACCGCCTCACCGTTGAGTATGACGGCAAGACAAAGCCTTTGGCTTATGAGGTTGACTTGCTGGACGAGGCCGATGTGGATAAAAAGTGGGGCAGCTACAACAATGAGCTTATGGTGGGGAAATTTACCCTCAAGCTCACAGAGGACGAGCCTGTAAAAAAGGTTTTGCGCCATATCTCCAACGCCAACAACTCAAAAGCCACAATCACCGTATCAACATACAAGTTGCTCAATATCTACTGGGGCGATGGCACTCACACATTCAATGTGGGTGGCAATGACACGACCGTTGAGCATACCTACGCACTCCCCGGACAATACGACATTATTGTTACCGGCGTGATTGAGGACATAGAAAAATTTGAAACCAACGCCATTGTAATATGGGAATTACTCAAATAATCAAGCGTAACGGCAAGGTTATCACTCTCAACACAAAGGAGCCGTTTTGTGTAGTCAAGGAGGCTACGCAAAACAGCTCTCTTATGGGCGATGACTACATTACGCTGAAAATCGTATCTAACGAATGGCTCTCTTTTGAAAAGGGGGATAAAATCGTTGTGGACGGATTCGATTACACCATAAGGACAACGACAAAGCGCGACATACAAGGAGCGGCATACTACATCTTTGAGCCGGTTTTCTACGGCCCGATGTACGACCTTATGAAAACGACTTATCGCAATACCGACAAAAACGGAAAATCCGACCGCAGCACATTCGATTTAACCTACACAATCAAGGAGTTTGTGCAGGTGATAATCTACAACCTTAATCGAGATTATCCCGGCTTATGGGCTTTCGATGAAAACAATTGCCCAGAAACCGAGGCAAAGACAATTCAGTTTTCGGGCGTGAACTGTTTGCAAGTCTTACAAACACTTTGCTCAAAAGACAATTTCAATCTGGAATTTCTTATAACGCAAGCTGATGGTGTAAGGACTATCCATATAGGTAAATTCGGGCAACGTGTCAATCCCCCCGGCGGTGCAGATTACTTTGAATGGGGCAAGGGAAACGGCCTCTATAAACTTTCCGAACAAAAGATAGATGACAAGGCTATCATCACTCGCTTATGGGTGGAGGGCGGCACCACAAACATACGCACTAACTATCGTGATTATTCCGAGCGTTTGCAACTACCATATCCACGCCGCTACAACCGCAAAAGGCACGTTCTCTATGACGGTACTGTTATCGAGCCTAACACAGAGCTTATAGGCATAGACGATGACAATGAACGCTATTTGGAGGACGTAGCCCTACGCGATAAAATAGGCAGTGAGGAAGATACCAAGACTTACGATGAGATATTTCCTACTCGCACTGGCCGAGTAACTGCAATCGTCAGCGATGACATAAACGCTTTCATAGATGACACTATGGACTTTGACCTATGCGAAAAGGACGCAAACGGGACAAAGTATTTAGTGGATAGCGTGAGTGCAAAAATCACATTCACGTCCGGCCGACTTGCAGGGCAGCAGTTTGAGCTTGAAGCTAAGGGTGGCTACGACCATACGACAAAGAAATTCCGTCTTATTCCGTTTACTGACAAACGCGGTTTAACCGTGCCTATGGCGCAAGGAGAGGCATATCCTATTGAGGTGGGGAACACCTACAAAATTACGGATATATTTCTACCCGAAAGCTACGAACAAAACGCGGAGGAAGATTTATGGTATGCCGGATATAATGATTTCAAGCCCGCGACACAGGCAAAAGCGAAATACTCTCTTACGCTGGACCGACTTTATTTCCTTGAGGCGTTGAGCCGCGATAGCGATGTATGCGTGTTCAAGGTGGGGGATTTTGTGCCTGTAAAAGATACTCGCTATGGGATTGAGAAGCAAATCCGCATACAAAAAATCACGCGCAACCTATTATTGGAGCAGGACTACCAACTGACGCTTTCCGATACGACTGCAATATCAATCCAGACGCAAACCGTCCTTTCCGTTATCGACCATGAGCAAATCATAAACAACAATCGCCTCCGTGACCTTAGCAAAGCCCGCAGGGGGTGGCGCACAACGGAGGACTTGCGAAACATGGTGTATGATACTGACGGATTTTTTGACATGGATAACATACGCCCTAACTCCATTGACACAAATATGCTTACGGTAGGCTCAAAGAGCCAACAATTTGTGTTAACTGGAGTAATCCTACAAGCGAATGTTGGAGGCAACCCTAATGCCTTTTTAGCGTCCGCAGGCATATTGTCGCACCTTACCATTGACCCCAAGCGGATAAGGGCATGGCAAATGGGAGGCGCGTCTTTCACGGTGCCAAGCACAGCCGGATATTATCTATTTGCCAAATGCTCCAAGACCGGAGAAAAAGGCACATGGATATTGACGCAGACGCAATACAAGTTTGAGCCGACCGAGGACCCGAACAATTACTATTTCCTTGTCGGCATTTTGTCCTCACTCTATTCTGATGACAATTTCCGCGATTTCCAATCGACTTATGGATTTACTCGTATCAATGGCAATACCATAACTACGGGCCGTATTGTCACAAGCGATGGTGAGTGCTATCTGGACTTAGACGGCAACAAATTCCGTATAGGCGACAAATCAAGCTCCATAGACTGGAACGTAACTCGTGAGCATGGAATATCTCTCAAAAATGTTAGTGTCGTTAGCGAAAGTGGCGATGTGGCACCGTTAGGCGTGTATCGTGGAGAATGGAACGAAACCTATATCTATTACACGAATGATGAGGTTAGCTACACCGAGAATGGGGCGACTTGCACCTATCGCTACATACACCCAACTCCGAGCAAAGGACATAAGCCAACTGATTCCACATACTGGGCTATTGTCGCAAAAGGGGCTGACGGAGCAAATGCCGATAGCAACCGCCTTGTATATCGTTACTCTCTTGAAAAGCCCTCAAAGCCAGTCGGCACCGCATTAACACCTACTGGATGGAGCGAAAGCCCCGACCGTGAAAATGTGCAAGTGGCACATGGCAACGTGTGGACGCTCAAAGACGGTTATCATGTATCACCGACAATCGACCATAACGGAATAACCATCAATCGCCTTACTTTCGCAACTACCAAGCCAAACCAAATGATAGCGTTGGAAATATGGGCGCAGAGCGAAACCAATTTTGATTTTGTGCTTGTCGGCAAACTTGACACCGAGGGGCTGACGCGCACAACAAACTATCTGGACCGAGTGAGCGGCCCGGACGTAAAGAAAGTGGTGTATGTGCATATCCCGACCGCCGGCACCCACTTTGTAGATATAGCCTACGCCAAAGACAGCAGCAACTCTGTAAATGGAGATTGCGGACGCTATCGCATTATTGCAGTGCCTAATTGCTGGCTCTCTGTTGGCATTGTGTCCGGCTCAACCTCTAAGGTAACATCGTGGAGCGACCCCGTGCCGTTCTCCATTGACACGGCAAATATTGAGCGCATATATCGCCTTATGGCGACTGAAACAACGCCTGCCACTCCGGGCAGTGATGTATATGTTGATGATTATGTGCCGCCACTTACTACCGAAACGCACATTGTCGGTAAAGAATATAAAAAGGGTGAGATAGTGATTGGTGCTAATGGGAGTTACTACGAATGTGCCGTAGCTACCACAACATCGACACCTGTTATCAAGGCTGGGACGGAGCAGCGACCGCTATGGGTTATGAATGGTAATTGGAGGCAAGTAAAAGGCTGGACCGATAACCCCCAAGATGTTACTACCTCATGGCGTTACCAATACGAGAGTGTCCGCAAAAAAAAGGATGGTAAATGGGGCGCGTTCTCTACACCTGTTTTATGGATGGTACTCCCGAAAGATGGCAACAAAGGCGATAAGGGCGATGACGGAGTAAATGGAGATTACACCGAATATCGCTATGCCGTGAATGGCTCAAAATCTACCGCTCCGGGACTTGTGGCTACCGACCGTGCGCCCGCTGGCTGGACTACTGAAATGCCGGTCGTTGGCACGTTGAAATACCTTTGGCTTACCACGGCAAAGATTAACGGGCAGACAAACGCATTGAAAGAGAATTGGACTACTCCGATTCGCGTAACTCCTTATGATGGTGTTGATGGTAAACCGGGTAAAGATGGCAAGAACGGAGATAGCCCCGTGTTGGTGTTCCGAGGTGTGTATGATAGCTCCAAAACCTATTATGGCACAGCACAACGAATAGATGCGGTTAAGTACAACAATCATTACTATATCGCTCGAATTGACGCAGGCACATTTTCAAACGTGCTTCCGACCAACACGGCCAAATGGAATGATTTTGGAGCGGAGTTTGAAACTATCGCCACTAACTTGCTATTGGCTGAGGGTGCAAATATCGGCGACTGGTTTATCAAGAGCGGACAAATCGTTTCCACTCTTGATGAAACCGAGAAAAACCGAATAATGCTACAAGTTGGCGTTTATTATGGCAACACGCTATCATACCAACCCAAAATCATTTTGGAAAGCTCCAACTCCGGGGGCGATTACTCAATGGAAAGGTCTAAGGGGTCAAAGATAACCTTAGACGCTACGCAGGGCATTATTAGGAGCGAGGCTACTGATGGCACAAGTGCAGTCAGTTATCTATCGCCAACTGGAATATTTGCCAATAGAGCCGGGACTGAAGCAATGCCTGTAACAAGCGGTTGTACATATCGCGCCTCCTTAGTTGGATTAGGCTTTGCTAATGTAAATAAGGAGGAATGGCAGATGAACATAAACCAAACAATGATAGCCGGCGTATTCGGACGCGCCTCTAATAGTGGCAACGCTCCGGCTTATGGTGGATTTTTCCAAATGCTTTATGCCGGCGGCCTTGTGTTGGGGCGTAAAGCCATAACCGGCACATCTGACAATTCAACGTATCTCTATTCTGGGGATTCGATGATTATAGGCTATAATTCGGCCGTTTCAACGGTCTATCTGCCCTCCGACCCCTATGAGGGGCAGGTGATTTTCGTAAAGCAGTGGTGGACTGGCACAATGCGATTCAAACCTCGCACTGGACACCACATTTATGATGATAGCTCCGAAAATGAATATTACGATTTTGGTCAAGGATATGCCGGAATGTTTGTATTCACAATCGGCTATATAACAAGTGGCAATACAACGACAAAGAAAGAAACATGGCTTGTTTCACGTTGGAAATACTAACTCACAATGATAGAATACGGATATATTGAAAATGGCTTTTTAAGGTCAAAGATTTTAGAGCCATATACGGAAAAATACCTCAATGAAAAAGGAGAGTATGCAACTCGCATCGTTTCAGTTGAGGAACAAATCGCTATGCTCTCCCCGGAATGGAAGCCGGTGGATATGGTAGATGATAGCAAACTGGCGTGTGATGATGAAAACTACGCTATACACATAGAGCCTTACGACAATGGCGACCGCATTTCATTTCGATATGTTAAGGCGGTAAACAACTTTAAGCTACGCGCTGACATTGAGGCTCTGAAACAAGAATTGTCAGCAACCGACTACCAAGTAATCAAATGCTACGAGGCTTCGCTTGTAGGTGAGGAATTGCCCTATGACGTTCAAACGCTCCATGCCTCACGAAACGCTATAAGGGCAAAAATCAATGACATTCAAGCTACACAAATAAGGCTGACATCATTATGAGTTGGATAACAAAAAGCAACCGCCTCAAGCACTTTCTTTACGCTATCCCTTGCGCTCTTATCCTGTCTATTCTCTTTGTCGGAGGGCTTGCCGCTGGTATGGAGTATAAGGATAAGGCGTGGGGCGGCGCATGGGATTGGCTGGACTTTTTAGCCACTATTTTAGGCGGTATCGTGGGGCAAATGCTCCAAGTGGCAATAATTTATGCCCTAAAATGTGTTCTATAAACACATTTATTGCTATCTTTGCAGTATAATTTACCCAGTAAACTATGGACGATGTGAGAATACTCGCAAAAGGCCGCATTGACGACCTTTCAAAAGGCTTTCGGCTGCCCGATAATCTGCCTTTCTCTATCTACTTGCGCTCTAAGAGCGGAGTGGTGGAGAATGACACGATTGTTAGGTGCCGCCTTGTCTGCGACAAAGAGGTTGGGGATTTCCCCGTACCTGTCGGCGACTGGACTCCCGGTAAGATAGTGGCTTTGCCCCCAGACGCTATCGACACCGCCAAATATGAGATTTATTGGGGGTGTAGTGATAACCCTTATAACCTGTAATCGCATGGGCTTAATCTTAGGCAGCGGCGCGACTAAGCCGCAATATCCTTATGATATGTGGTATGGGGTGCAAGGTGATTTTACCAGCAAGGACTACAAGCTCACTCGCATAGGTAATATGGACTTGCACCGCACTCTACCTATCCAAAAGAAGCTGAGGCGTTTCGTTGAGAACACGGACGGCTCTGTGAAATATTATCTACACCAGAACGATTCCCGTAAAAAGGATTCGGGCGCATTGGCAAAACTCGACACCACGGACGGAAATGTGATGTTGGAAAAGCCCGACTACTACGCACGTTTTGAGGTAGAGGGTACAAAATGGGCTTTTTGTATATCGGAATATGCCCTACCCGGATTTGTACGCATGACACGAAAAACCTGCTCACCGTGGTTTGGCACTATCGACATTGCTAAAAACATGGCCGTTTCGGGCTGTTGGTTGCAATGGGATTCAGCCGGTAACATTCTCCGTGATGAAAACGGATTTGTCAAGCCGCTTGCAAGCGCAACAAATTTCCGTGGCGGTAGCGGAGCGAGTGACGCAAGCAAGGATGGCACATACAATTCCATGCTTGGTATGCCGCGCACCTCAATCTCAAAGGCCGGTGTACGTCCTTATTGCAAGAATGGCACTCACATAGGCGTAGCCCGTGTGTATTCAGAAATTGCTTGGCTCCAGCGCATAGAATATGCCTCGCTCCATTGTCAAGATACCTACAACGAAACCCTTACTGCTGATGGCTTTCATCAAGGCGGCCTCGGTAATGGCACCGCCGTTAATGGCGGTGAGTGGAACACATGGGGCGGTTATAAGCCGTTTATCCCCTGCGGTGTTACTGCAACTCTCGGAAACAACACAGGCCGTGTAGCCTACACAATCAAAAACTGGAATGGTGCTGATAAGGTTGTGCAAGTAACCTCTTATCGTGGGCTGGAAACACCGTTTGAATACCTCTGGATGTTGACAGATGACCTGCTTATCTATTGCACTCCGGAAAAGGCCGATAGCCCCGGACGTTGCACCGCCTATGGTTGTATCGACCCGACAAAATTCACATCGCCGGGCGACACCTCGACCGTTATTCCCGATGGCTATGTACCTATCACCGAATTACCCTCCGTAGAGGGCTGGCAGTGGAATTTCGGATTTTCCTACGATGGCTTTACGCTCCCCACAAGTGTAGGCGCGAGTGGTAATCAAGGGCTATGTGATTATTTCTGGCGAGCTGCTAAGGCAAGTGCTAATGGCTGGTGGGGTGCCCTCCTGTCTGCTCATGCGCATGCTGGGGCGTGTGCGGGCTTCGGTGCTCTGGCTGCGCATGATCGTTCCTCGCACTCGCTTGCGTCCGGTGGCTTCCGCTTGTGCCGTTTTTGACGGACTGCAATAACACGGCTCACGGAGCAACGAAAATTCACCAAATCAAAAACGTAAAACAATGAAAATAAACGAATAACAAATACGGGTGTCGGCGGTCAGGGGTGCCCTCCTGTCTGCTAATGCGAATAATGGGGCGAATGCGGGCTTCGGTTATCTGAATGCGAATAATCGTTCCTCGAACTCGAATGCGAACAGTGGCTTCCGCTTTTACCGTGGTTTCAATTCAACAAAGATATTATAGACTGTTGACCGCCGGCACCTTACCTCTTGGTAGAAAAATAGTGATTAACGCAGTGTGAGTAGCATAGTCGAAAGCTCTGCATTAGACTAACGGCACAATGGGCTTAAACGCAAACACATACCTCGCTCAATACTCCGATTTTGAGGATTGTGGGCTTTACATAGGCGATACGGGCAGATTGTTCTATTCGCCGGGTAAAAAGCTGAAAGATGTTTATTGGCTACTATATACCAATGAAAATCTGACGCTATCGCAATACACCGCACAAAAGGGCAAGGGCGACCACTCCGACATTAAGCGTTTCAACGAAAATATACTTGAAAACTTGGATAGCTTATGGGAGATGTTGAGGTATGAAACGTATGAGCCGGGCGAATATCGCTTAAAGAAAATCTACGACCCAAAAGAGCGCGATATAATGATTGCGCCTTTCTTTCCCGATAGGATTATTCACCATTGTATAGTGAATGTTCTGGGGCCGCACTGGAATCATATATTTATTGCCAACACCTATTCATGTATCAAAGGGCGAGGCACACATAAATGTAGGCACGATGTGGGAGAGGCGTTAAAGCGAGATAAGCACGGCACACGCTATTGTCTGAAAATAGACATACGCAAATTCTATGACAATATAGACCACGCAGCCCTCAAGCGCATATTCCGTTACACCATAGCGGACGCGCAACTTTTAAGACTGTTAGATAAGATTGTAGATAGCAACGGTAAAGAAAAAGGTTTGCCAATAGGCAACTACACAAGTCAATATTTCGCTAACCTCTATCTGGCATATTTTGACCACTGGATGAAGGAGGTTATGGGTGTTAAGTATTATTTCCGATACATGGACGATATAGTAGTGTTAGACGGCGACAAAGGCCGACTGCATTACTTACTTGGCATGATGGGTTTGTATTTGGCAGCGGAGTTGAAAGTGGAGATTAAACCTAATTGGCAGATATTCCCGGTTGACGACAGGGGGATTGATTATGTAGGATATAGGCAAGACCATTTCGGAGTGCTTTTGCGTAAGAGCATTTTAACTAAATTCTACAAAAAGGCTGACCGCATAGGCCGCAATACTCCTATCAATAATGAGACCGACATTAAGCACCTTTTCCCGTCCGAATATGGCTGGGTTATCGGGTGTAGTGAGCAACATAAACAAAATATCTTTAATACCATAATCGCAAATGGAAACAAAAATCTTATCAATCGGGCTGCTGTCTAAGGAACGCCCTCAAGTAATCGACCCGTACAACAACGGGCAGGGTACCGTACTATACAACCACAATATCACGGAGGTTGATGTGGTTGCTGATGAAATGGGAGGCGTTGCAATAGCGACCGACCCCAAGACTGCAACGGGCAAGATGTTCCGTTATGATAGCCTCCGTGTGGAATACCCCACAACCGCCGACAACATTTTCAGCACCCTACTTTCGGCAAAGTACCCTGCCAACACGGAGAGCAAGCTGGTAAACGAATACCAAAGCTCCGTGCTGGGACTTTTGCCTCCCGAATACAAAAAGCCCTATGAGGACTTTTTGAAAGACCGTATAGCTATCCGCAACATGGTGGATAGCGATTGTGCAACTCTTAATATCCCGATGGACTTATGAGCGAGGACTATATCGAAGATTTCGTAGAGGACGAATCAACCGCCTCTTCCGACCTTTTCGATTGCGAATACACCCCGATAGATGCGGTGGTAAATCAAATCACGGTGTTTACCGGGTGTATCACTCGCGCAACCGAGAATGGGGATAGATTGCTGATAGCTTATGGTGAGGGTGCTGCCAAATCTGCATTTTTCACCGATAGCAAGAAACTGAAAAAGGTATTTGAAAATCCCAATCGCAAATATCCATTCAGAGCCATTATCAAAGTAGTAAGCTACGGCAATATGTACGGCTTTAATGTTTTCTCTCCACACTCCGAGATTACCCGTGAGGACAAAGAAAACTTTGAATTTTACAAACGCACCAAAAACCGCCGTAGCCGATGAGTACCGTACAAGACACAATGACCGTAGCGCAGGGCATTTCAGACTTAGGAATGATGGCTATTACGGCAGCTTTCTTTCTGACACTTTCCGCGCTCTTATGGATTGCTTGCTTCCGTTGGTTTAAGAGTATCATTGACGGAATGATTAAGGGCAATGCCAAAATGGTAAATGACTTGCTTGTGGAAACACGCAAGCAAAATGAAATGCTCACCGACATTTCCGAGGGCTTGCGACCCGAAACACAGCTAAGGATAAAGAACACCACAAGCGTATTCTTTGACCTTGCCATTGAAAAGGTATGCCGCATAATCAAGAAAGTCAAAGAGGAAAATCATATAGCGGACAGAGAGGCTACCCGTGTCAAAATCCACACTTTACTCACTAACATACATGAGGATAGAAACAGCCGCTTTGATAGTTACACTTATCGTGGCAAGCCTCTATCGTCTTATGTAAACCATGACTGGATAGACTGGGTTGCCGAGGTTGTAGAGCATGAGGTATATGCTGAAACTGTAAGCCACGGACGCGCATACACCAATGTGCAAGCCGTGTATGAGAGAATTAAAATAGATTTTTATCACAGAATCAATCACGAATGAAAATTTTACTTGACAACGGCCACGGAGCCGACACAAAGGGCAAGCGTAGCCCGGATGGGCGTTTGCTTGAATACAAATATGCCCGTGAGATTGCAGAGCGCATAGAGCGTGAGCTAAAAGCCAAAGGCTATGATGCACAACGTATCGTGCCGGAACAAAACGATGTGCCTCTTCCAGAACGCGCCCGCCGCGTGAATGAGATTTGCGGACGAGTTGGCACGGACAATGTAATCTTTATCTCCATTCACTGCAATGCCGCCGGCAATGGGCAGTGGCTTAAAGCAAGGGGATGGAGTGCATTTACAAGCAAAGGGCAAACGAAAGCTGATATTTTGGCAAATCATTTGTATGCCGCCGCTGAAAATGTACTTGCCGGCCACAAAATCCGTAAAGACATGAGCGATGGCGACCCGGACTGGGAGGAGGGCTTTTATGTTCTCCGTAAGACCAAATGCCCGGCCGTTCTCACAGAGAATCTTTTCCAAGACAACAAAGAGGACGTTGCTTTTCTGCTTTCAGAAGAGGGCAAGGAGGCTATCGTAAAGCTCCATGTTGACGGAATAGTAAGTTATCTCAAATCCGTAGGCGCATGAAAAAGTATCTGATTATAGCGATAGCCGCACTTATGGCGGTTGTCGCTGCCTTGTGGAGTAAAAACAAATCGCTATCAAACGAAAATGAGCGATTGAC